CTACATTACCTTTTGCATTCAGTAAACCTTCAAATGTTGCTTCATGAGGAGTATTAACTGCGTTTGAATGAGTAATAATAGCATTACCCATATAGGGGTGAGCAGTACACTGATAATGTAAAACAGCAGGTGTAGTGTCTGAGATCGTAATCTCTGTATAAGTATTCTGAAAACTTACACCTGTAGTATAATTGTGTGTTTTACCTGCATCAAGATAAAACTTTAATGGATGACTGCCTGTGTTATCATGTACAAATCTGTATGTTTTACCTGGAGTAAAGTGTAGTATTGGTGATTCTACACCATCAATCTTATATCCATTACTACTACCTGATCCATTATACCTATGTGCTGCGGTCTTCCCTGCAACAGTTACAGCTAAGTTCTGTGTGGTAGCAGAGTGTGGTGCTTGTAAATATGAAAATCCTTTTAACGCTGTTGTGGTTGTAACACCAGATACATTAGCACCGTCTGTTTCGACTGTCCCATCAAAAAATGCATTTCTCCACTCTTTCGCAGATGCACCAATATCATAAGTTCCATCATCTGTAGGAACTAAACTTGACGCAAATTCTCCACCGACTACAACATCGTCACCATCTCCGTCACCAAGTCTGATTGTTCCGCCACGGAATGTAACGATACCTATGAATTCCGACTCACCTTTTACGAAAAGATCATCAGTAATTGAAACAGCAGCACCAACATGTAGACTCTTTTCAATACCAACACCACCTTCAACTATTAAAGCTCCTGTATCTTTACTAGTTGAATCTGTAGTATCTGATATTGTAATTGGACCAGCGAGTGTTCCACTTGTCATCCAACTTAAATTACCACTACCGTCGTTTTGAAGAATACCGTTAGTGGCGTTAGCATTAGGAAAAGTGTATGTTAAGTTCGCAGCTAATGATGCTGGAGACTTAAATTCTATATAATTATCGCCATTATCTGAACCTTCAACAATCCTTACTGCAGAACCAGCAGTGGTTGTTTCTCTTGTCCAATATCGATGAGATCCAAAGAATTTATTATTAGCAGCGTCGTTATCTAATCCAATATAGAAATCATATTTATCCGTGGCAAAACCAGGCTCACCTGCACGAAGTGCTGGTAGATCGGCAACTAGACCTCTTTTAAACTTTAATACAGGAGCAGCCATCTATAATTTACCTTTTAGTAATATTTATTAAAATGTTTATGTAAACGTTCCCCCATCAAAAGCATCGTCGTCAACTGAATCTGCCAGATCAAGAACTTGGGCAGGATCAACATGTTTGTATTTATTATCTGTTGAATCATACATTAACAAAGTATTACCACTCCTTCCTGTTATATCAACATCCTGTATATTTTCAATTTTATCCAAAGATGAAGATCCCGATGAAGTTGCTCTTTGTGATGAAACTACTTTTCTTGCTGAAGTTTGACCTAATCTTACTTTAATGGATCTAGACATGTCTAAAATTTACCTTATAGTAATATTTATTAAATGTTTTTTGTAACTTTGATAGAATTATCTTGTAACCGCTTGAGAAACTACAACCATACCTTCAACAACACATTCCATAAAACCAGTTGTATCAGTAATTATAACATCATATACATGTCTTCCCACCTTCAATTCTGCAGTTTGGGTTGTTGATAAACCAATTTGCACTTGACCACCAGTAGCATCAAAAATAGAACTGGTAAATGTAGTGATTCCAGTATTTGCACCAGCATGTTTTCGCATTTGTGCAGAGACATCAAAACCAGTTAGATCTAGAGGAGAGTTGCTAACTCCATCCTCTAAAGTAAAAACTTGTTTAAATGATGTTCCAGTCTTTATTGATAAATTGCTAGTGTATACAGCCATACAAAATCACTAATCTTAAGTATTTATCTATCTAAAAGTTGTCTTAACTGGTTTTTTAACTCGTCAATTTCATTTCTGAGATCCTCTAATTCTCT